TTACCCTACTTGCTCCTTGTTTCTTTCTAAACGATCTAACCGTTTTACAATTCTTTCCGTCTCTTTCCCGCTAATCATAAGTTGCTCTAGAATATATCCTAAAGCTAAGAAGAAAACACCACCAATAATTCCGCTGCCAATAAATAAGGAAGTATTCATTATATTATCTGATTGCATTTGTTTAGCAAAAGCCAATTCTTCATCTGATGTACTTAATGAGTATTTTTTAGCGTCTTCATAAACCTCTGCTATATCAGAATCATAAACCACAAACCCACCAATCAAACCTACAACGATTAAAATACCTCCAAATACTTTTAAAAATTCTTGCAAACCAATTCCCCCTCTAGATTATTTTCCAATAATACATATTCTACAACGTACATAAATTACCTTCCTATGCTGTTTTGTCTTTTCCTTTAATACTTACAGGTTTAGGTAATTTTGTGATAAACCTTGAATAACCCTCTTTGTCTTTTATCAAATTCAATGAGTGATACCGCTTCATGCTCAATAGATCTCCTTCAGTGAATGGATAAAGCTCGCTTTCTAATTCTTTGAAGTTCTTTTTATCACATCCAGCAATCAGCATATAAGAAGCGTTCGCACTTCTTAGTTCCTCTCGTATATGTTTTATTTGATTTAAATAGTGGCAGCTGATTATTGGTTTAATATTAAACTTAGGTAATCTGCTTAGTTTAGATGTAATAAATTTTTCAGTATTTTCGACCTGATACAACTCATCGATAAATAAATTAACCTTTTTCATTTTATCTCGATTTCCTTTAAATTTTGCTTTCCTTACTTGAAGAGCAAGCCAAATCTTAGAAATCCAGTATGTTGCATAAACATCTTTTTCGTTATCAGTAGAAAACATTGTCTCTGGCATTCGAATGTTGATAAGTTGATTTTTTTGCATTTCTTCAACCAGATCAATGTTATTTGATGTATCCTTTTTTAGCATCATCTCCATATACGGATTTGCTTTTAATTTATTGAGACGATCCATAATTCCAGATATCAGATGATACTTTGTTCCAACTAGCTTTTGTTTTGTAACAGTGGTTGTGGTATTGCCATTTTTAACCTTTTCTTTTTCATCCTTGTATTCATTCAATTCCTCTAGGCTTTCCATGTACTCCCCGATGTTTTCATACTGTTCAACTGGAACACGATCTAAAAAGTCTTTTCTTATTTTGTGATCAGTAAGAACCTTAAAGACGTCATTAATACTTCCTCCATTAATAAATACAATATTAGCTGCAGATTGTAAGTAGCGTTCCATGCGCGAAGATAAGTGAGTGTCATCTGTATTGATGGAGTTTATTAAAGTGGTTAACTGAGTGGTTTGTTTTTTTGCATTTGCATATTGTTCAAACGGATCACTGCTTACAGGGATTTCGTTATAACCTAAACCTTGAATGGTGTTAAAATCATTGCATTCGATATCTAATGTTTTTTCAGTTGAAAATAATTCAGACATTTCATCACTTAATTCGCAATTTCCAATATAGTCAAAGTTAATCACAACCTCATCATGATTTATTGCATCTTTGCCCAAATTGCCAATTAAAGTGGATTTACCTGCTCTATTTGGTCCAATTAATATTAAAGACAAATATTGAAATTCCTTATCCGCCGATAAATAGGCAGGTGTATCTTTCCCTCTAAAGGTGCTAGAACCGATGTACATATTTCCTGTTTGAAGTTCTTGCGGTACTTTTTGCTCCTGCGTTTCCACCTTTTCTATAAAACTGAATCTCTCTAAAATATCCCTGCCGGCTAATTGAATAAAATTTTGCGCTTCCACATCACTAACTTTATTTGTTTCCGCTCCCGGAATAATACGTGCATGAAAATCTTGAAAGCCTCTATGATTTTTCGAAATAAGTTTATTGTCTTCTGAAACAACTTCAAAACTTTGCGCTAAGCTAGTAGCATTATTTCTGCGACGAATGGTATCTTCACTTTCTGACATAACTAATATTTGCGTATTTAAGATAGATTGACTAATTTTTTTATCGGTAGCTGTACTTGTTTTTTTGCCACCGTTTAATCGTTCTAAAAAACTATCTAGAATAGATTCATCTTCTTTCTTTTTATTTTTACCCGCGAATGTTTCTGTTAAATCCTTTATCACACTATCTAACATTGCCATACCTGCTTTAAAAATATAAGTGACGCCCATCTTTTTACGGTCAACTGGATAACCTTTTTTTATTTTTTCTAATGTATTTCTGTAGCTATGTTGAAAACTTCCTTGGGATCCCGGAATAAAATTATACAATACAGCTGCTTTGTCTCCCTCTTCCATTACATCAATAACATTCAGATTACTTTTTAATAAATCGCTATCTCGGCGATCTACTCGTAAACTTAATGCATCTTCTTTTTGATACACCATTTGTCTTGTAATAGCTTTTTCGCCAAACTTCGGTATTTCTTTTACTTCATCAATCGTTACATTATCCCACGAATCACCTAATCGTTCTTTGATAATCGTTACATGCTGTTTTGGTATGATAAAATAGAACTCAACTTTTTGTTTCTCCATGTACAGGTAATATGCAATTTTCCCCTGGCGTTCTAAACTATACTTTGTTCCGATTCCAAATTCTTTTCCTAATAGCTTTACAACTTTTTCTTCTTCCTTTTTGATGCTTTCAAAAAGATGTTTGTATAGTGTGGAAATCGTCCCAGCAATTAAATGCGTATTTGTGTTACGGATAGAGTTATTCGGTTTAATTTTCAAATATACATATTCAGGCTTTATTACCTTCAACACATCAGAGAAGGGTAAAGATTTCATTATTTACCCACCTTCCTAACCGTTCTAATTGCATCCTCACTTTCTGCAGCTACCCCCATAATGATTGAACCAATACAAGCGCAAAATACATACCACATATTATTCACCTACCTTTCTTACTGAAATAACAGCACTATCCAAATCGCTAACTACCGTCGCTAAACAAACACCAACAAAAAAACAAGTAAACATTCCGTGAAAAATCACCTTAATCACTCCTTATTTAAACAGTAATGTTAAAAATATGTGCGTGAGTTGGGTATATACAAACCACCGACCCACTCTTTGTGATTTTGCAATAATACTTGTGAATAAAAGAATCGTTCCACCTATTAATGCAATGGCAAAAGATAAATCAACTAATACGTTTGCAATTCCTTCCAGTACCCACATAATCACATTTTCTACACCTTCTATAACCGTATCACGAGTGAACTCTGCGCCTTTTTCCACCCCTTCCCCTATTAGATCAAACGGATTGGGAATCCAAACATTATCAGGCTCAAAATCTTTACCTGTTTCGGCTAGTAATACACCATTCATTTTAATAAGCATTAAGAACCACTCCCGAATAATCCCTCAACTTGCGACAATCCCCAGGGTAATACTAAGATAGCTGCATACCCAGCTCCATAAGCAATAAAAGTCTTTTTAATACCTTCAAAATCTTCTCTTAAAGCTTTCATGAATATATCCCATCCACCCTTAAGGATGATTCCCCATTTTGCTATTGGAAGTAACTTACCATAAAAAATTTCTTTTGCCTTACCATCAATTCCTGTACTCGCATACACATAATCAAATCCTGAACCGAAAACAAATACACATGTTAACCCAGCGACCGTATAAGGTGTTTTGTTTTGTTCCATATGCTTTAAGATGGTTTCTTTTTTGGTCGACCTTACATAATCCCCACGAACAAAGGAACGAAAATCAATTACTTCTGTTTTCATTCTTTAACCTCCTAAATGTTTTTAACTTTCAACAAAGCCCTTAACGCTTGAATTTCATGTGGTAATTTACTTTTGTCACTCGTAACAAATACTTGGTTTGCTCGGTATTCATTTTTTATCGCAATATAAACAGGTCTTAAACTTACGCTGTGAGAAGAATAATATCTGTTCATTACAAGTTCCGTTACATCGGTAAACAAATCAAGTCCATCGTAATACAGATAAAATTTCATAGAAATCCTCCTAGCTATTTTTTGAATCCCTTTCCGAACCCATATTTTTTAATTCTATTTGTCTCTTCCTCAATACATTTCTTACAATAACTAACCAATTTTTTGTTTTTCCGTCCGCAATTCATACATTTCAAAAAAACACTCCTTTTTTAAAGAAAATTATGCTAGACATGCATATTTCCAATTACGCTTGCATAAGTTTTTTACATAAAGCGTGAAAAACTACCTGGGCCATTCTATGCGGTTCTTACATGTAGTCTTCTAATGCCTCCGAAAAATCTTCTTCTGATTGTATTTGACCCCTGTTAAAGGTCGGAAAACTATTTTCTTTATCCCTCTGAATTAAACGCTTAACGTAAACTGAAAATTTATATTTACTGGCATGATCATTTAATTCCTTTTCAAAGGGATCTTCTAAGTCAAAACTAACAGGTCTAATTTTTCTCGCCATACATTTTCACCCCGAATTTGTACATAGCGTAAGCATTAACGAAAGAAGGATGAAGTAAATGAATAGTGTTAGAAGTTCTAAATTGAGGTTCTATTACTTCTGCATTTATAAAATGTTGTTTTAAATAAGGCAGCATTTCTTTTGCTATTCCTCCAGCTACCTCCACCTCGTCAAATTTATCCCACTTTTTTGATGTTTGGCGGATTATCCCTTCTGCCATTCGTTCATAATCATTACTTATATTGGTATTGGCACCAAAGCTAATCGTAAAGCTATCTTTATCGATGTATCTCATGTCGTGTATAGTGGCGCAATTAATAGTTCCCGAACCAATATCAATTACTCTTCTACGTCCTTTTCTTGGTCTGTGCCACGCAATTATTGCCCCCTCAGGAGCTACCTTAACATCATCAACATGAATGGTCTTGGATGAGTTATTAATAGTAAGTTGGTGTGTTCCTTGCAACATCCCTACAATTTTCATCTTTTCTTCATCATCATGCATTTCAATTGGTTGACCTGTGATAAGTTTTACTTGGGAACCGTCTAAACAGTAACGGTGTAGAGCAATAAGGGTACGAATTTTTGCGTCATTATGAGCTTTCGTTTTCCCCATTAACAAGCCACCAAATTCACTTTCAAACTTAGCTAAGGTACCAGCAAAATACTTTTTCCCCTCATACTCAACTACCATATCCTCCTCGCCATGTTTTTGTTTAAGCTTTATCTCTCTGTATTCTCCAATATCACTATAAAAATCCAACACACCTTCTTTCCCCACTACTTTTACTTTGTAATTACCGGCATCAACAGCCAATAACATAAAAATTTCCCCTCCTTTGTATTACGCACGAAATACCAAACTATTAAACTTACAATCTGGTGTTACCTTCGTAATACAATAATTACTATTCAAATCGTAAAAATATGCGTGTCCAATCGTAAAAAGAGGGATATTTTTTTATTTGTTGAAATATAGGACGAGGTGATTTCGTTGACATTAAAGGGTTTGTGGCAATCAAATTTTAAAAATTATTTGGATTCAAACGGTATAAGACAATCGTGGATTGTTGAGAAGACAGGTTATAACAAATCAACTATAAGTAATCTCTATAAAAAAGGGACTATACCCACATATCAAGTCGGTTACAACATTGCTAAAATTTTGGGTGTGAGGATGTCAAAATTATGGTATTTGAAAGAGGATATAGATGAAGAAATGCGTCCTTAAATTTAGAGGAAATATACGAAATTAAAAAAGCCCCCACCAATCAAGGTGAGGGCTTTGTTTTATTTAATCACAGCTCCAGTAGAAGCAGCTACATATATATTTACTTTTCCGAAGTCTCTCGTTTGGATTGTGACGACATCTTTTTGTGGTATGTCTAATACTTCATATTGCAATCCACCAAACTTAGCAGGTTTCAGGAATGCCTTTTCGTTTCCTTTGACTGGTGCGACATTTAACGCATACACTCTCCATGTTTGTGCTGTTTTTGGCAGATAGAGTGTTTTCTTTTTCTTTGCGTTATCAAGTTTGGATTGTGTCACTGGACCAACTATCCCGTCAACTTTAATACTTTGGTCCTTTTGAAAAGCTTTTACAGCTGCTTCTGTTTCATCTCCGAAGTGACCATCCGTTCCGTATTTTGGAAGCTTATAGCCTAAAGCAACCAGTTTTTCTTGGAGTGATTTTACTTCTTTACCTTTGTCGCCATGACGTAAAACGTTAGCTTCCTTCTTATCTTCAACACCAATGACTTTTAACGGATCGATTGCATTGGTTTTCCCCATGTTCCATCGTCCCTCATGCCATTCAAAATGAAGATGTTGCCCATAAGAACGTCCAGTATTACCCATAACTCCAATTACTTGTCCTTGCTTTACCTTTTCCCCAACGCTAACAGCACGGCTCTTTAAATGTGCATAAACAGATTCATAGACTTGTCCAGCAATCTTATGAACGATGAAAATCACATGTCCATAGCTTGTAGAAAAATAGGACTTAGATACTTCACCATCTGCTACCGCATAGATAGGATGATAGCCCGGATCTGCAATATCTACTCCATGATGGTCAGGACGTTCTTTAGTTCGAAACTTACTTGTTATTCGCTTTGTATCAGTTGGCCAAATAAATGTTGCCATTTACTCATCACCTCCTGCTTCAGTAAAATCAACATAATATTCTTTACCAACCTCAAATTTTTCTAGAGCATTTACATTGTCAATATACATATTGATGCTTCCAGCAGGTGTGTATTTCCAAAACTCCTCATTTTCTGCTGAACCCCCAGTGACAGGGTTTAGTTCAACATTTCCCCCACCGCCTGCACGTTCTGTTTTTGACTCAACTTTAAACTTAGCTCTTACCATTACTTACCCTCTCCTTTTGTATTTTTACTTATCTCGAATAAACCTACGGAAGCCAATCCGCTAATTCCACCAGCCCATAAACGTTCCCCTAAGCTGACATCAACAAAAAAAGCAGCTGCACCTAATCCGATGCCGACTGCTACTGCTGTAACTGGTATAAAACGTTTATTAAGGTTGGATGCACTTTTGACAGCTTGCACCACTCCGTTAGTGACTGGTGCTATTACTGAAGCAATAGCTAAGATTTCAACCATCCTTAAACACCTCCTTCCTTATCAAGATTATCAAGCCTTTTATGGGCTTGTTTTGCACTTTCTTCAACCCTGGTTACACGTTCCCCTAACGATGCCATTTGCCTTTCATTTGCACGTAAATCAATTCGTATGTTCTCAACACCGCTGCTAATGTTATCTAACTTCGTTTCAATAATCGCTTCTCTTGTTGCGTCATTTTTCACTGTCTTTTGGTACTCGGTTTGCTGCCTTTGTCTGTTTACTTGATAGCCTAAATACGCAATAACCAGGCCGAGTATGGATACTAGAATCGTTAGTTCAATTGTCATTTTAACCCCCTGTTTTATGACATAAAAATAACCCACTAAAATAGTGAGCTTAGTAAGGTAACTTCATTACCTCGTTAACCGTGTTTGTTAATTCAGCATTTTCGTTAACTAACTTCGTAATCATTTCGTTTTGTTTTACAATGATTTGTTCAAGATTGTTTATAAATTCTAATAGTTCCATGCATGTATTAGTTAAACTCATAGTCCATTTCTCCGTCGTTTTGGTCTTCTGGTAATGTTTTTACTGCTACATCGATAAAGATGTGATCATTATGTTCAACCGGAGCTTCCTGTTCTACATAATGTGTGGTTTGGTCAAATTCAGGGATAGCAGCATATTCTATTCGTTTGTACCCATCAAGTTGCTTGGAGCTTAGCAACAAATCTCCGTCCTTGATGATTCCGTATTTTGGCATTCATACTCACCACCTTTCTGGCTAATTCAATGTTTACAATTTGTTTCATGATGGTGTGATAAAAAGAAAAGCTGTTACTCCTCTTGATCCATCCCCAGTAGGATATAATCGCAGAAGCGTCTTTATCAGTTAAAAATCCTTTTCTTTCTATTTTTCGAATCCGTCTTTTGATTCTTAAAGCATTTCGTTTACGTAAAATTGTTTTATCGCGAAAAAAGCGTAGGCCAAGAAAATCTATGGCTCGATTTTCAATTTTAAACACTTGCCAATTTTCCTTCGCTTTAAGTTTTATGCTTTCTAAATAGGTTTGAATTGCTGATCTAACTTTATGAAGTTTTTTCTTATTAGGTCCTAGTAAGACTAAATCATCAACGTATCGAACATAATAATGAACACCGAGTTTTTCTTTTATAAAATGATCTAATCCTTCCAAAAAGAAGTTCGCAAACCATTGACTCGTAAAAAATCCGATAGGTTGCCCGATATTGCTATCAATGATCGTATCAATTAACCATAAACAATTCGTGTCTTTTATTTTTCTTCTAAACATGCTTTTCAGGACCTCGTTATCGATAGATGGATAGAATTTCTTCACGTCCATTTTTAAACAGTATTTTGTATTTTTTCGGTCTGTATCTAGCCACTTTCTTATTGCCTTTTGTCCGTAACTGGTTCCTCTGTTCGGAACGCTGCCACAATTGTATTCATACATCCCCTTCATGATAATCGGTTCCACTTGCAGCATTAAAGACCAGTGAATGATTTGATCAGGGTAAAAATTCGGCTTGCAGATGGTTCGTGTCTTTTTGTTTGCTCCATCTTCTATGATTTTTATTTGTGGTTTTGTTGGTGTATATGTTTGGTTTTTTAACATCTTTTGAATCTGAAAAGCGTAATAATCTATATTTTCGAGTATTGCTTTTACTCTTGTTTGCTTTCGCTTTCCTAAAGACGCTTTCATCATTGCGTGTCTTATGTTATCTAAATCGCATATTTTATCGTATATATAGCCATGTCTTTTCAAAAAGTATTTCCTTCTTTCTTATTAGCCTCAAGGTCTTTCGGTAAGACACTACTAAACCCTGCTCTTTGCGGCGAATTTTTACCAAGGGGTATGGATGATAGAGTGCAATAATACAGTGTAATTCTAATAAGAGTCTGCCCGCCGATATTCACGTTCGCATTCCCAGAAGAATTGTTCAAGTTCCAGTTGGACAAACCAGCGTTAGAACCGTTGTTCCAGTTCCCACCAACGTGGGCGAGCTCGCACCCTATCACCCTATGGAGGGATACTCCCTCCAAACCTCCCTAAAGAGGTTTCTTAAGAAGCCGCCCGCCGAGAATCACGTACGCATTCCCAGAAGAAGCGTACAAGGCCCAGTAGGACAAACCAGCGCTAGAACCGTAGGACCAGTACCCACCAACGAGGGCGATTCTCTGCCCGGTACTTTGGTAGTAGTAATCGGAATAATAGGTTGTGCTACCTCCACTTACGTTGACAGGGAGTTCTACGAATGGATTGTTAGTGTCATATCCCATTTCCGAAACATAACCATTTGTATTACTGTTTACATATCCGACTTGTTCATATGGGGAAGCAAACACATTACTTGTATAATCATCCGCGTTTTTCGCTACCCAAGTTTGGTGATCATTAATATTTATACCGTCAACAAATTGATAAATATCTCCCCAAGGTGACTCTATACCACGATATACACATGGGTGTTTACCGTCCGAGTTACTCACAATACTACCGCTCGAAGCTAATATATTTCTGCTGAATCCATTGACCCATCCTCGGTTAGATATGAATTCTCCTACCACTGTATCTATAGGGTCTCCGTCGAATGTGATTGCAGTATTGTCAACATCGTAAGGTTGAATATCTGTTATGATTCTAGGTTCTGTATTGCTCCAAATGGAGTTGTTTATCGTAATGCTTTGTCCTACTCGGAAATAACTAGCAGTCGCATTTGAAACTATGGCTCTATTCGTTGCTAATTCAGCCACCGTAATGGTGTCTGATTCAGATACACGTCCACTTGTAAAACCATTCATGACTGATTGTGAATTTAAAGTGGCGAACTCAACGTAAAAAAGAGTTTGGAGAACATCCATAACATGAATATCAAGTTGTTGATACCCCGCTCCATTGTTTCTTGCGTAATCCCTAAATTGAACGATATTACGACTAACTAATGGATGTTTGTCGACTTTGGATTCTAACTTATCCGTATCACTCAATGAAGCCTTATATTTCCCAACATCGATATAGTCTAATTCCTTATTATTTTCAAAGTCCCAAAAGCACCATGGAAGGTAGAATCCTGTATATTTCATTTTGGATATTTGCCATAACTTAAATCCTTGTCCGTCTTTTTTGCGGATGTAGAACTTCGGAATTCGAATAAACACATTCCCGTTATCATCCGTTACTTCTCCTATATCCCGGTAAATAGGTAAGCTGTCAAAATCGTTTTGCACTAATTGACCGTCAACACCAGCATTTGCAACTTTCCCTTCTGCTGCATCCGTGCGAGTTAATGTTGGATTTGAACTTTTGTCCCAATAGGCACCAAACACTAAAGCACTATCCGATAAGACATTAATTATTTCGCGTTGATTGTACAGAAGATCTTCTATGTTGGTTAAATTCGTATCTAGTGTGACGGTACTACCTGTTACTTTAGTGTCGGATTGAATCTTAGTTGTACCGTTCACAATCCCCTCCACTTTGCTGTCTAGTTCGGTTAATTTTGTTAGAACATTATCGTCCTTTACTTGTTGTAAGTCTTTTTGATTATCACTTGTTATTGGCTTAAAAACATTTGCAGAAACATCAAAATATTGAGGAATGGGGTTCCCGTTTTTATCTGTGAGTAATTCGGCATCTTTGTAGCTCATGTTATCACCTTCTTCATAATATTAACGGTTAAATAATCGTTATTAGGAAAGGTCTCTATCCTTTCGTCCGAAAAGATCACTTCAAATTCAGCTTTAAAAAATCCAGTTTCTGAAGTGTGAACATTCGTAAATGGAACTAGCACCAATCCATTGGCAGCATCTTCAATCCTGGCTGTGATTTTATGTTTTCCCATACAAAAAAGAACGGTTGCTCCGTCTAGGTTCACATTACCGTTCTCGTTTGATAAGGTTGCTTTTACTCCTATACCTGTATCATTTTGTTTTAAATGAATCATGCTTCACGCTCCTTCGGCATATCTGCCACATGAGTAGAAGTCAAAAATACTTTTTGTGACTGAATCCGAATCGTTTCATACAATACATTCCTAACGTAAGGAATGAAGGATGCACCTCTTAGATTTGCATCAAAACCAACCTTGGATACGTTGTTTACTTCTACTTCACTCACGTAATCACACCTACAATCACATTCTTAATTAACATGACTCGATCGTTTGCTTGTGGTGTATAAGAAGCTAAATAAGGATACCTTTTAATGGTTACAGCTGTTTCTCCGTCGAAAATTAAGGAAGGTCTACCACTGGTATAGTTAGGATCCACCTTTGCAAAACGGACCACATTCTCTTGTTTTGGCGTTTTGAACATTTTCACAAACTCATTAGCGGTAGGTATCATACACTTACCACCCTTCTTAATTCGTGTTCCATTGTCCCTCCTGCTACTAAAGGAAAGGACCAGGCTGTTTCTGAATATTTAGCACTTACCCCTAATTTAGAATAAGTAATCTGCAAAACATCATCCACATCATGAAAAGGCATGATGCCTGTTTGAAAACGAATATTACCAAACACTTGACTGGCACTATTCGCAATACGTTCTGCATACCCATCTAAAGCTTCTTGATCTGCTATGTCGTCTATTTCTCGGTAGTCCGTAATCGCTCGCCCTCGACTGACTGTACTAATAGGGCTATCAGGATTGTCGTTAGTATAAACGCTGCGCAACGGTTCCTGTTCAGCATTGGTGCGGACTACGACAAACTGGTTTGGTACTTGGGATAAATCAAACTCTTCTGTCATACCTGGCAATGTAACCGATTCATCATCGTCGATATACGTGTACTCTGCAGATCGTTTCGCTGGGCTTCGATAAGATGAGGACGTGTAATATCCATTTACATCTACTTTAATACCGTCATAGTTAATTTGTCGAAGCAATTCGTTGACGGCAAATAGTTTCTCTTTACCTGGTTCAAACTCTATATCTTTATCTAAAGACTTGTCTGTAGATTCGATATTCCAACGCTGAATACCTGCGCTTTGCAAAATAGTAATCACCGCTTCTACATAGTTAGTACCAGTTGTAACGGTATAACGACCTGTAAACTTATCTTCTTTTAACACGATCAACCCATCATAGGCCTCCACATCACGTATGACCATATTATTTTGATCCGTTTTTGTTGGACTGGAGAGCAAAAATACACCAAGAGGGAAGGAAACCCAACCGTTTTTCTTCACCGTAATTAGTTGTCTAAATTTCGATGGAAAGTTCGGCTGTATGAAATACGTGCTTTCTTTCACATCATATCGATTACTACGCACATACACCTCTACAAAAGGTTGGATTCTATCACTCAAGTAATCTATTTTCCCATCATCCTCTAATGTAAATCTAGCGGTTCGTTTGATGTTATTCCCTGAATTACAAGAAACATCACCACTAATCACATTAGTCAACGTACGAATGTAATTATTGTTTTTATCTAACAAGTCATAACGAAAACGCATGTGAATAGGAGCGTATTTACCATGAAGCGCATCTTTTACTTCTTGTTGTGTAAAACCATCACGCGCAAGGTTTAACATCATACCACCTCGCTATAAGACGTTCTTGTAACTTTAATAGTGGTTTCATTCCCATACCGTGTATCATTTATTGGCAACTCAGTAATCGTTCCGAATATTTTTCTACCTCTTCCGTCCCGGTAACACACGATATTTTTGGCTTTGATGATTTGATTTAATCTTTCATAATCTTCCCAATCTCTTAACATTTCTAGGGTTACAGTTAAGACATCCTCTTCTTGATCACCAAAGTAAGTGACCGGGGACTTTCTGCCCGCAAAATAGATGTTTGCTGATTGAGCTGCCCATTGCGTGTCTCTCCCGCTTCCATCTGCCATAAAGTGGTGTAAGGTGTCTGTATCTGTGACATCATGTAGCCAAACGCCTTTAAATGTAACGGAATTACTACCTACATTACTTTCTGAATAAGTGCCATTATCCCCCCAAGATCTGACTCTGTATTCATAAACCTTTCCGCTCGCTACTGCATAGTCTTCAAAAACAACGTTTGGCGGTAAATCATTAGCAATTCGAATAAAGCTTCCGTTTTCTTCTCGTCTATACAAAGCATTTCGCGTGACGGTTGGTTGAGTTCCGGAAGGTGTTGGGTTAGAAATTTGCACAATTATATGAGAATGACCCGTAGTTAGTGACATATTTGGTTTTGCTGGTTGTGTATAGCTAACATTTATGTTTAATGACGCGTATGTGGACCAAAGACCGGTACCGTCCATCACTCGGACTCGGATAGTGTACTGAGCTCCGTTTAATAAATCGATTCCAACTGTACGCGCCCTATTAATACTATTTACTATCCCTGTATCCCAAACTACTGTATTTACACTATCTTCTATAATTATCTGATACGCAGTTTGCTCCGAGCTAGTCCACTGAACAGTTGGATTGGCAATATTAACAGGGTTGGTTGGGGCAGTAATAATTGGTGCATCCGTTGGTTCTGCTGCTTGAAAAATAGCAATAGAGGAATAAGGACCTGCCAACCCCGATGTATCATATGTTCTAACGCGCCATTCAATTAATGCATTAGGAAAAACATTAGCAGAAACATCTGTATACTCTTTATTAGATGTTTTGGTTATCGTATTCCACGTAGATGCACCTTGCTCTCGCCACTGCAAATCAAATTTTGTTTGGGGATCATTGGTGTTCGGATCATTATGTTGCCAAGATAAACGAGAAACTTCGGTACGATCAACTACCCCACTACTCGGACTTAAATTACTCGGCTCATTCGGCGCAACGTTGTGTTGAATCGTGAATACACCATTTGATTCATCCCAATCACTATATACCTCACCATCAAAAGCCCTTACTCTAATTTTGGCTAAACTTGTTTGTGGTTCGTCGATGAAGTTGTACTCATAACTCGTGGCATTTTCGGCGGTATTAGCAACGATAGTTCTCCAATTATTACCGTTATCTGTCGTTAATTGAATTTGGTAAGATACACCCGGACCAATACCATCCCACGTGATCGTATGCGCTTCATTCCATGTTTCTCCACCATTCGGAGAGGTTAAAGTGGGAGTATCAGCTATGTTTCTTTTTGTATAGTAGTAATCTCCTACTCTACCATCATCAGGATAGGTACCTTCTTCAGCTGTAACTGTTTCGACATAGGAGCCTTTACTGTAATTAGTATAAGCTTCTCCTTTCTCGTACCAATATCCATCTGAGTTACGTTGTCCATCTGTAAAAGCTGAGCTTGAGCCAGTAATGGTATTAATAAACGACCCACGATTATAAGACGAAAGAAAAGATGTTCTCTTATATCGATTCCACTCTCTCGCGATTGTATCTAGGGTTCCGCTTCCACTTATACTTACATCACCCGGACCCCATCCGCCAGAAGGTAATGAGAAAGAACTGCTCATGTTTACAGTTTTGGTTCCGTTCGTGTTGTGAGTGACCCACACTTCTCTTTCATCAATAATCTCAGCTTGTCTTCCTGTTGGAGAATTACTTGCGCTATAACTAAAACCGCTGTTACTATTTGAATTAAAGCTTCCTCTTGTATATTTCGTTCCGTTAATCGTTACTTCAAAGCCAGATACTGTACCATTCCAATCATAATTTGAAGAATCTGAATCGACTAGTACCTGCACATTGATTTTCGTTCTATTATTCGCAATATCTTGACTTACTTCTCGCCAATATATCCATGATCTATAGTCCGCTGTTCGTTGGGTAACCCCACCTTGTATTAAACCTGAATTTGCCAAAAGATTTCACCACCCTCTGCTTCCACATCATTTTAAGGATATCTGTATCTATTCACTGTGTTACCAGATGAGGTATAAACCATCCCAGGTGATTCAGGTTTAATTGTTTTGGATGAACCCGAATTTGAATAATTTCCACTCGCCGAACTAAACGAGTAGCTACTATAACCCGAAAAAGAATTGCCATAACCACTACTCACAAATTGCCATGATCCTTCCGCATATACAGGAACAGCATTGTATCTATCCCAGTAGTAGCCGGATGATACATTTGCATTGTATTTATCGTAATGATATCTAACCACGGTTTATCCCCTCCTTAGTGAGCATTTTGTGCTTGTTTAAGACCTGTGAATAATTCTATTATTCGTTGAAGCTCCATTATGTTGCCAGCATCCACAGAAATGTTAATAGTGCGATAATCATTAGTCGAGGGTTGATTTAATCGGCTCAAAATCTTATCAGCTTCTCCGATAGGTCTAGCTCCCGAAGCATATCCAGGTAAACGATTGATTGAATTTAAAATCTTCTTAGATTCATCATGAGTAAATACTTGATAACCTGTAGGTCTGTCATACATCCCATAATTCAACAGTTCCCACTTATTGCCCAATCTACCTAATTCATAACCTTCCTCACCAGCTATAAATTTACCACCTGGATGATGATCTGTTCCTTCTGCATACCACCCTAAATCTTCTGCTAACCCCTTTGCGGTCATTATTCTTACACGCTTCGTAACCTCTTTACCAAGTTCACGATTAAGCGTTTCCCAAAAATTAGACGGATGTTCTTGTATATTTACGTCTTTATAAACGGTTTGGCCCGCAAGCTCGTTAATCACTTCAAGCTCACCTTGAGCAGTGCGCAAGCGACCTAATTGTTCATCTATTGCAGCAACTTGATCTTCATATTCAGCTGTGTTTAATTCACCATTTTCGCGAGCTTCATTCAGTTGAGCCTTTAAAACTTCTAATCTAGATATTTCCTCGTTTACTTTAGTTAAACCTCGGCCTTTTTCCGCAGTAACGTCAGCCTGTGATAAAATAAGTTGTTCGTAATCGTATTTCAAGGCTTCTATCTTTGCAAGTTCTTCTTTGGTGACGTCCAAATCATCATTTTTTGTATTTAGCTTATCCACTAATTTTTCATACGTATTCTCAAGTAAAGACTTTTCCGTTTCAAGTTCTGCTACTAATCTTGATTGTGAATCTACTTGACTTCGCAAGGATAACCACTTTGCGTTGCTTTCAACAGTTCCATCTTGCTCGAATCCTAATAATTCTTCTTGTAAGTCTCTTAATTTTTGTTCTTCATTTCTTAGCTGATCTGTAATGTCTAATCTAGAGGAACGATTTTCTGCTATGTCTTTCTCTGCTTGTTTTATTTCTTTAATAAGTTCTTTTTGGTCCTTCAGATGTTCGTTTTCGTTTTCAACAGCATTTAAAAGTTCACGTTCAGCATTGATTAACAACTCTTCACGTTTTTCTCGATTTAAGTCCTTTAATGCGGACGTGTTTTCTGCATAAGCATTACCTTGGTCAGATATTGCTTTTGTGGTGTCTGGGGATTTTTCAATTACTTTATCGTTTAATCCGAGAAACTCTTCCATTTCAGCATTTGTGAATCCTGATTTTTCTAATAGGTCTGCTTGCTCATCTTTTAGTTTTTTTATTGCTTCTTCACCTTTGGCGCTCTCGAGCTCTGACAATATATCCATGTACCGAAGCATTTCAGCATTTGATAATTTATTATACGATTGTAGTTCATCAAAACGATTAATTAATTGATCAGTTGCTTCAATTTCTGTTGACATATTTTCAATGATGTCATAATTAATGTCATGAAGTTTTTCTTTTTCCTTAGTTAGGTTATAAATTCCGATACCGAGTGCTCCCACTCCGGCAACGGCTAATCCAACCGGACCCCCTAAACCCAACATACCTAAACGTCCAAGCAATCCTGACCCCTTAGATTTACCAAGTAGATTAGCTACACCGCCAATTCCTTTCGATAACCCACCTATTGTTGTTATCAATCCACCTAGACCCACACTAACAGGTCCGATTGCTGCAGCCATAGCAATCATTTTTAAGATAGTTCTTTGCTCTTCTTCGCTCATCTCAGAAAATGCTTGAGCTCCATCTTCAATTTTTTGAATGAGAGGTTCTGCAGCATCTAATGCATCCATTACTGCAGGTGCTAAAGATTCTCCTAATGAAATCGCAACGTCTTTTACTCGGTTCCACATAATTCTTAATTCAGATGCAGTGGTTCCATATCGTTTTTCGGCTTCTTCCGTTAAGGCTGTGTTTTCTTCCCATGCTTTGGAACCAATATTAATTGCATTTGTAAATACATCTGAAGCGCCAGCTGCACGCAGTAGTGCATCTCGCATACGAATCTCTGTAATTCCCATTTCGTCTAGAATACCAATTGCTGATAGTCCTCGTTCCTCTGCTGAAGAAAGTCCCTCTATAAACATCATAATTGCTTTTGTTGCATCCTGTTCAAACGCTTTTTTAAAGTCGCCAGAAGATACACCAGCAACTTTTGCAAATGCTTCAAGGGAGTCTCCGCCACGTTCTGCAGCTAACTGCATTTCAACCATGACTTTACTGAACGAACTACCTCCAGCTTCTGCCTCTATACCAACCGAAGATAATGCGGCTGCAAAGGACAATGTTTCGGCTTCTGTTAAACCAATTTGTGCACCAGCACCAGCCAAACGTAAAGCCATACTGGATATTTCACTTTCCGTAGTGGCTAAATTATTTCCTAAACCAACAATGGTTGATCCTAATCTGTCAAAGTCATCTTGTGACATTCCGACGATATTTGCAAATCTTGCAAACTCTGTAGCAGCTTGGTTAGCTGATAAATTTGTGGACTCACCCAAATCAATCATGGTACGAGTGAAATCTTCTATGTTTTCAACCTCAATACCCAATTGACCAGCCGCTTCTGCTACACCTGCAATCTCAGTTGTGGAAGCAGGGATCTCTTTGGCCATATCTCGAATGTTTTCCCTTAATGATTTCATTTGTTCGGATGTAGCATCGACGGTTTTTTCTACTCCTGTAAAAGCAGTTTCAAAATCCATGGCGGCCTTAAAAACTGCACCACTACCTGCAATAATAGGAGCTGTAACCTTTAAAGAATAATCACGGCCGAAGTCGGTCATTGATTGTCCGATTGTCTGCATTTTTGTTCCGGCATCATCAAGATTACGACTTAACTTTTTCCATGGATTTGTTTGAGCTTCAATAGCCTCTGTAACCTTATTTAATTGTTGTTCCGTTCGATTCATCTGAGCGACTGTGTTGCGGTATTGATCTGCTAAATTTCTAGTTTGTTTAGCATCTTCACCCTTCGTTTGCCTCGATTCTTCATAACGTTTACGCAATTCTTTTACTTGTTCTTGTTGGGTTTTAAATCTTCTTGTGAGGATGTCAGACTGTTCACGCAATCCTTTTAAACTTTGGGAATATTCCTTACTGCCAGATTTAGCTAGGTTCATTTCTGAACGTAAACTCTTTAAGTCTTGTCGAAAACCTGTTAATGACCGAGTAGCACCTTCATCCTCCCAGGATAGCCTAGTTCGTAAATTACCAACGTCTTTTGTAGCCAAAGTCTCACCCCCTACCAAACTTCACTTAAATACTGATCTTTCTCTTGAACATGACCTTCCGCATCTAATAATTCAGAAAAAAAGTGGACATCCAGCTGATCAATTTCAGCCAGTGTCCACTTTGGTGTATGAGGATTTGGAGGGAACATCATTTGTTTATATAAACTTTTAAGGGAAGTGTACGCTTCTTCATACGTCACTCCCCCTTCTCGTTTCCCTCTTCATCTTCCTTTTGTTTTGGTTTAATACCAAAAATCGCTTCTCTTAATTTTTCTTCAGCGTACTGCTGAGTTGCACCCTCGAATAATTGTTCAAAGGTAAATTGGTTTTTGAATACCACATCAACTAAAATAGAATACATTTCGTCATCTTCACGCATTTGCTCTTCATAGGTTATTTGTCCTTCCCTATTTTCAGCCTTTGCCATGATTTCGTAGTATTTTCGTTTAGCTAACATTGGTACGATTGGAGCAGTAAATGTTTTCTTTTGTCCGTCTATTAACAGTTCAATAATCATTTAAACCACCCTTATACAGCTGGTGCCCAAGTTTTATCAATAACTTCGTTAAACCAATTGTCAATTAATCCTGCTGCTAAGCCTTCTTTTTCACTCCATACTTTATACTTTTCTAGTCCATCATGAATCCGAGGTAATCCTTCCCCAGATAGGTTAGGAGTTTGGTAAGAAGGTGTTTCTTGTTGAGTTTCTTTGTTCTCTTCTGCCGGCGCAAGCTTTACACGATAAATCCAAAAATACTCATAACCGCCTCGAGCACTTTTTGCACGTCCTCCAATAGCAATGTATGGAGGGTTATCGTTTGCAGAATCAGTTATACCTCCGTTTGCATCAATGCTTTTCCCTAAAATATCCGCTTCTACCACATCATCCAAATAAGCTGTATTAACAGTGACAGCAATTGGACCTTTAGAAGAATCAGAGAACAACACCTTGTCATCTGCTCGTAAGTTCCCTCGGTTTATTGCAGGTTGTAAATTTAATGACATTGCTGGACCAAATGGTTTAACCTCGCCATATGTTATAGAATCTTTGTCTTCAGCAGTAATCACAGCATAGTGAAGCATATCTAAACCTTTAATAGCCATTCAAAATTCCTCCTCAATTTAACAAAAATAAAAAATGCAACCTACTCTATGTCGGTTGCATAACTAAATCTGATTATCTTTCTAAACTTTTTCATTTCTACTTCGTACGTTTCTGATTCAAACATTCTCCCAAATCCCGCTTCTTTCATTAACCTCTTAACATCTATAACTAACTGCTCGTAATTACCTTTTGAAAATACGTCAACTTGTAGAAAAACCTTAGTGGCCTTTTCTTCATCATCAGCATTTAACATAGAAGCTCGATTATATTCGGTGTAAACAATATAAGTATCCGCAATAGAGTTTTCAATCTTATCTACAGGAATTCCTAGGGGTTCCAATGTATCTTTGATCAATTTATTAATACTCATTTCATCCCCATCTCCTTCCTGAGTTCCTCTACATAGATTTCAAGAATTTGTCCTTTGCTTAATTCATATGAAATACTTGCGAAAGGCTTTGGTGGAATAAATCGTCCAGCAGCTACGTTATAATATCCAAATTCATGCATGTACAGATAATATCCTGGCTGTTGTACTCCACCTTGCGTACCTACATAGACGACACCACCTTTGGGATCCGTTCGTATGATTGATTCCCACGCTTCCCATGAATAAGGATTAAGACCATGCCTATAAACTTCATCTTTCATTCTATCTCTGAGTAAATCACCGGCTCGCTTCAAGGCCCGATTTCTTACACGAGTTGGAACTGTTTCTAAAAACTCAACCTCTTTAATAAGTTCATCAATTCCCTCGAATTTAAGCTCCATGATCAACATCTCTTCTAGAGCAATACATTTCTGTCAAATCACCTTTGTTGTAAGTTCTTTCGATTTTGTATTCTTTCCCTTCAAAGAGAAGCTTTTCTTCACCGAAGTATTCAAATGAATGTACTTCAAATACTAAATCTAGTTTTACGCCACTTTGTTTTGCTTGCCAAAATTCACTTGAACGGACACTTATCTGATTTGCAAAAATAGGCTCTTTAGCTTGTTCTTCTTCAGTCGGAAAACCGGATTCATCAGTATCTTCAATTAATCCGATTAATTGCACCTGATGGTCAAACGTTTTCACTGGAACCACCACCATGAATAATCAAATTGTGCAATCTGAATTGAAGATGTCTCGGCATCCCATCGGCACTATCTCTATTCAGATAACGCCAAGAGGATAGATCAACTACAAACATTAAATGATAAGAGTTGGCGCTATCCAACACCAACCCTTTTTCCTCTTTCAATTCAGTTGTAATACCTTTAATGATTCCTTCTAAATACTCATCACGAACACTTGAGCTAATTCCTAATCTCGCTTTAAGTAATCCTATTGCTTTTTCAACCATTATCATCGCCTACTTTTCTAATGCTTTTTCGGCTGCCTCAGCTTCATCTTTCCCTTTAATTTTTTCACCGTTGGACAGTTCATACCACCCACCGCCAGTATGTTTAGGGAAATTTTCATTTTCGCCATTTTCACCATTGTCACCATCAGTTGATTCAGATACATCCTCAACTAATTCACCATAATCAGCACCATTAATTTCTTTAAATCGTTCCTCTGTTACCTCGAAGACCTCATTTTCAACACGACGTTTATTTTCTTTAAGATCCGTAAAATTTCTTAATGCTTTCACTTTCATTTGTCATTTCCCCTTTCTTATACCGCTGGCTCTTCGGATTGTAATGTTACTTTAACAAATGCTTCAGGCATTACAGGTTTACCGTCATAACGACCAACTCCGCGAACCGCAGTTTGATCTTCACGGAATTTATAGTGGCCTGACATATCTACACGAGTGCTCTCTCGTTCAACAAGCGTGTATTTTTCAAGAACACCAAATATGATTGTGTCTTGTGGTACGTAGTTATTAAACACAACTTTTAGACCTAAGAAATTAGGTTGTGCTAGGTTAGGTAACTGGACCACATCTTTCCCTTCTGAGTTAACATGCAAAGTCAAATTTGCGATTTTTGCATAATATGTTTGTCGATGCATAACAGCTACAATCTCACCAGAAGCGTCCTCACCAGTATCTATTTTCCCAAGATGCGGAATGATTTCTGCATAAGTTGGATTAGAAGGAACCGTAACTTGGTTTCCAGCAGGAATAGCAGGAATAATACCTGCAGGTTGCTTATCAACAGCACCTGTTCCAACAGCGATTGCTTTATCCACGGATTTAGCAATTGAACGAGCAATTCGCTTTGTTAAATAGTCATCTAGATTAATGATGCTATCTTCAAGTAGTGAGTTATCAATATAAACAACTCGACCAACCTTGAATCCATCAAATTCAACCGCAGTTAGTGCAGAATCATCACTTTCAGGAAGCGCTCCGCGTTGATCTAACCAAGTTGCTTCAGCAGCATCAACATCAAGGATCAACTTCACTCGGCCGCCTGCGGTAATTTTATCAACCAATGGATATAGAGTAGTAAAATCGCCAATACGTTCACGGATACGATTTACAACAATGTCAGGAATGACAAGTTCTGCACCCGATTCACCCGGAGGTAATACTTGTCCATTTGCTCGTGCTTCTAGACGGCTTCGTAATTCATCATAGAACTCCTCAACCTCTCGCGTAAAATATTCCCGGCTAGTAATACGTTGTTCTTTTTGTTTTGGCATGTTTTTCTTTCCCCTTTCGTTGTTAGCTGGAGCATTACTGTTCAGCTGCTCTAACTCTTTTTCTAAATCAGAAATTTCACCCTCTAATTTACTTTTTTGATCATCGAAACCTTTCTTTTCTTCCTCAAGCTTGTTGATTTCTTCTTCTACGGTGGATACTTCTTCTTCACTTTCTGCTTCGCTAATAGATGCTTCCAACTCACTTGAACGCGTTGCAAAGTCAGCTTCCTTTTTAAGAAGTTCCTCCAATGTAGACTTTCTTTGATTAATTTTCTTCTGAATCATTAGTTGCTTTAATGGCATTCTTTAATCTCTCCTTTAATTGATTTTTTCTTTGTTCCATCATTCTCTTTTCATGCTGCTCGACTTCCTTTTTCCTTGCCTGAACACCAGTAGATTCGTAGGCTGGAAACGTGACAACCGACACCTCGTGTAGATCTATTTCTTTCAATATCCATTTAACTGTTCCATCATCACGCCAGTCAGTTTCCTCTTTTTCGATATTGAATCCAAACGAACATTGGTCAACATCACCGCGTTTTACCCGTTCGTATAGATTCATAGCATCTGTATCGTTCTCATTAATTTTGATGCTGCCCCATAGACCTCTACTATCGATTTTCAAATCTAAGGTGCCTGACTTATTTCTACCAAGTACCAATCCTGTATCGTGATTGATTAATGCACGAATGTCATTACTCATTGTGTTGTCAAACGCACCTGGTGCAATCTCTTCAAAAGCCCCTCGCCATAATTCTGTTTCGGAATTAAAAACAGCAAAATAGCCTTCAATAACTTTTTCACCATCTTCTTCGGAACGGGTTTTCAAATCAGTTGAGAGACTCCTCGTTTGTCTTTTCTCCCTGTCACTCATCATCCTCACCACCTTTCAATTTTTTCTGATCGCCTACTTTATTGGCTGGAATATAGTTTTCTAAAATCACCAATTCATTTAATCCTTCTTTAGGTGACATGCCTAGCCAATTCCTTACTTCATTGCCCCATGCTAAGCCGTTGGCATATAAATGTGTGCCTACATCTGCTAACTCTTTAAGATCATAAGCATATAGGCTTCTAGGATTGAATTTAAAATATAAGTCTGGGCTGTATAAAAGCTTCCTGGTTAATTCTTGTTCTAATCCCTGGGCAAAGGGTAGAATCCTAGAGTTTATCCAGTTGTTATATTCGTCCTTATCATACTTACCAACTCCAACAAAAAAAGCAGGGACACCGATGATGCCTGCTACTGTTTTCTTATCCAATTCAACCGCTTCATTAATCGCTAAATCTTTCAAAGATAAAGGAGTAACTTTCTCAACTTCTAATAGATCAGCAGGTATAATCCATGGTTGCCCAGCATTACTGGACTCGAGGTATTTTTGATAAACAGCATTTCTACCTTCCTCGCTCGAAAGTTCTGCAGTGTTAGCATCAACTTTTACGATTAATGATGGCATATATTTACCACCCATGAACCCTTTTTTTGTTGCGGTAGCTTGTTTTAAGTTGTGTACAATTTCCTTTAACGCAACCCTATACCCCGTTCCCAAATATGGCTTTTCGGGATCAGGGTTAATAGTGAAATGGACTATCTCATCGTGATTATAAAAATTCCCACCATAACGAATTTTATAACCATCTTGTGTATCGAAGAATGTTATCTTGGATGGTTGCAGAGGAATTAGATCAGAAATATAACCGTCATTCGTTTTCGGATAAACTACACTGTTTCCTTCCCCATCCAGAAGTAAAGTATAGACAATGTTATAAACCCATGCTTTACGAGTCATTAAACTATAAGGATTTATATCTATCTTTCGTGACAATTCATCCTTTACACGGATATCCCCATCCTCTGTATTTCTCATTAGATGAATGGTCATGGATGAGACCAAGTCAGCTATTTTGTGAACGGCCATCTTAACTTCTGGATTATCTGATAGTCTCCTATAACCTGGTATAGCTAACGTGTCATATGCCTCTTGCGTTAAAAACCAGTTTGTTGCATCTGATGTATCAGATCTTATTTTTCTTTCCCTTAATAGGAACCCCAATTTTATACACCTCCTCTATAAAGAAAAATGGCTAAACATATCAGTACCACCCCCGTAACAATAAAGCCTATTATGGAAGACCATAAAAAACAGCCTATCGAAATAAAAACAATTCCAATAGACAGTATCAGATCAACCGTATTCGACTGAATAAAGTGAATAACAACTTCAATTACTCTACTCAAATTCTCTTTTATTGATTTGATTTTGAAGCACCTCCATTTAACCACTTTGTAGCAGATGTGGATTTCTCCATATTTTCTATTTTACGAACCGCTCCGAATACAGCAGCATCAAATATATCGATTCTGCTTTTTTCTTCCACCTTTTCGTACTGAATCATATCATCAGTCTTTTCAACACCTCGTACATTTTGCACACAATATTCAAATGCCTCAGAATGAAGGTAGTAGAAGTTTCCGTCTTTTGCCTTCTTTTCAATTCTTCTAAAACCTTGTGACTTTTTGTGAAAATATTGCGGTTCATCTACTATAGAAAATCCTTTTCTTTTCATACCAAGATAAAATTCTTGTCCGAACTTCCTATCAAATCCCACTTGTTTAATTCGGAATCCCTTTTGTTTCATAGATACAAACCACTTTATGACATCCGTATAATTAACCGTCGGGGTATTGGTCATGGTTAGCCATCCATCATCTTTCCAACCAAATAAAGGGATGTTGTCTTCATCTGCCTTAATATGAGCTGTAACAATTGGGAAAAAAGCGTGAGTGATAACAATATCGACATCCTCAAATGAACCGTAAAGTGCAGCTGCAGTTAAATCGTGCATTTTGGATAAGTCAGCCCCACCATACCAATCAATATTCATTTTTGCCAACTGATCAATGGTCCAATTGTATTTTTTATCACTGTTTTTAAACTCATCTATGCTAAAGTAAGCTTTCATTGCAGAAGTGTATATATTAAGCGATTTAGCTAAGAATGATTTTCTTTGCTGCGGATCATTTTGTGCTTGTATCGCATCATTCATCAATTCTTGTGCTGAAACAGATACATTATAGTTTGGATTGGCTTTTTCATGTTCAATAGGATTAGTGTAATCAACATCTCCGTTTTCATCTTCATCAGCCTTGGTGATCATTACAAACATTTGTTCATCTTCCACACTACCGTTTAAGATTTTCTGACAATACTTCATCCGTTTATAACAAAAACTATTCGGATTATCACCAGCTGTAGTGATACCAATGCACAAACTATTACGATAAGCTTTACCAGATTCTTTAATCGTATTGTAATGACTAGCACTTTTATATAAATGAAGCTCATCCAAAATTTGAATGAGCGTGTTTAAACTATCCATCTTGTCACTGTTACCAGCAATTGTTTCAATTCTCATATAACCATCTGCTAAGTCACCGCTAATACTATGTTCTTGGTTGTTGTCTAGAATCCGAAAACTCTCCTCTTCTCCCATATTACGAATATTGTAAAGAAGAAAGTTAAAGCTTTGTAATGCTTGTTTAAGTTTTTCACCAACTATTACAATTTCTGCACCTGATTTTCTTTCAAGTAAACCAAGTCCCCATGCTAATGCACTAGTAAATGGTGATTTACCCTGTTTTCTAGTCAACATAATAAATGCTTCTTTATATTTTCTAAGTCTAGTTCCTTTGTGGTGAAAAGAAAGCAAGTTATAAACGACAAATTTTTGCCATGGTTGCAACAAAAAAGGCTTACCCCTCAAAGGGTAGCCCTCCATATTTTCACCTTTTTGGTGAACGAATGTACTTTCTATGATCTGAATAACAAATTCAGCATCCTTAGAATTAAAGTCATAAGCCGGATTTTTTAGATCACGTAAAAACCTTTCACACATTTGAATCGTTTCAGTACAAGCCACTTTTCTTTTTTCAATAATGCTTTTAGCATACTCCATTACTACATCATAATTTTTGTGCTTAGCCAAGTTTACTCAACACGCCTGCCAACTTTGATTCTTTTCCTTTATTACCTTTTCCTGGCTGCATAGTTGATTTCGGATTAAGGCAAAGACGATCGGAGTATGCTAAAATATCTTTTCTTAAACTTTCTAGGGTTGCAACTATAGGTGACTTTTTTGCACCGCCTGCAGCAGTATAAGATTCATATTGGTAACCACCACTTTCGAACTCATCATTCAATTTCAAATATTGATAAACTAGTTCTGAATAAATGTCAATCATGCGATTATACTGAGTTTTATGGACTCCCAACTTTTTCATATCTTGAATCGTTCGTCGTTTTATCGTTTCTTTAGTTGGTACCTTTGCCACCGTCTTCACCTCCCGAAAAAAAATTTCTCACAACCCGCTCTATTGGAAAGCCTTCTAAACCTTCGCCTAGTAAAGTTGCTACTTCCCACCGTTAGGGGTGGGGGGTTCGTGCAGTTGATCCTTGATTCGATTTATCCAGTTAATCCCTTTTGCAGTAAGTTCATTAGTAAATCTATTGTGCATCTTCTCATGGCATTCGTTGCAAAGACTTAACAAGTTGATTTCAGATAATTTGAACTCTGGATAAAACTCCAAAGGAAAGATGTGATGAACAGTAGTTGCTTGTGTTGTCTTACCGTAACGCCTACATTCTCGACACTCGTATTGATCCCGTCTTAAGATATTATTTCTTTTCCGTATCCATTTTTTACTACTATAGAACTTGTCGTTTGTTCTGGACCTCACAAATCAGCACGCCCAAAATTTATGAGGTTGTATTTTAATAAGTTCATGCGCTCATTTATCTCTTGTTGTAGTTTCATCCTGCCATTATGTCTACCACCGAATGATCTAAGTTTCTGTTGCATTTCTCTTACTCTTTCATCAGTTAAAAAACAGATGTATCGAGTCTTACAATGCTCACAATTGAAGTAGGTCTCTTTGATTCCTTGTTGATGACGCACTTCTTTAAACTTTATCTTTGTCACTTGGGAACAGTTGTCACACTTAGCCATCACTTAGAATCACCTCTTATCTCAACAAGTTCAATCACCAATAACTACATTCGACCACCCACAATAAACGCACACTCTACTTTGCACTACTTCATTTGCTAATAAGGTTTTCAAACTCATTTTTCCACACTCTGGACACGTATGTTTCTGAATTTCGTCCACTTCTTTTAAAGCAGCTATCGTTTTTCTTACTTCGCGTTGTACTGCTTTTAAACCTTTTACCGCTTCTGACACATCAACATTTATATGTACGTTACCTACGCACGACGTTTTGTCTGCCATGATCAACACTCCTCTGTTATTAAAATAAAAAAGCCATTAAAGACTGGGAATCTTCAATGGCAAGTAAAAACACTATTGAAAACATAATAACTCAAATCCGCTTCCGCTTAATTCCATTTTATACAGTAGTCTTTTTCAAAATCAAATCGTGCACAAAGTGGCATTTTTGGCATATTTGGTTTAACATATCGTCCTTCAACTCTCTCAGTTTTGAACGACTGTAGCCTAAATGAGCTGCAATAGCACGATAACTCATACCTTCCATCATGCAATCTATAATAATCAGATGGTATTCATCATCTAATTTATCTACCACTAATTCAATCGCAAATACTTTCTCTCTATATTCAACCCATCTTTCATACAATCTTTCTTCTCTTTTATCCATTGCTTCTAATTCTGCTTTACTCTTTAATGAAGTGCCTCGAGGTAAAGTAGCTTCTATGCCATACTTTGAAACTCCTACACTGCCTCTTATCGGAATGGTGGAACCAAACAAAATATTTTCTAGACGATCCATTTCTTTTTTTCGCCAATGATATTCATAGATAAGGTTCTCAATCTTCTTTTTGTTCATTCCACCCAGCTCCTTCATCAAAGAGTAATTGAGCATATTTACTTCTCGGAATTGGTGATATAGGTCCTGTTCGTCTATCTGTCCGGTGCTCGCTTATTTTCCATGCAATTTTGAAAATCATTTTTTTGATTGAATCTTCTTTAACCATTGGACAGACCCCCATGATATAATGGTTTTGACCAACATTAGTCGAGAGCCTGCCTCTTGGCTTTTTTATTTGTATTTCTTTTTGTAAATGGATTCAAAGTATCCCAATTGACTTAATCTTATAAGCATCAGTTGCTCGCTTACTTGAAATAAATCGGCTAACTTCTTAATGTTCTCGTCATTTTCTTGATCAATTCCATGCTCATCATTAATATACTTAGCAACCTGCTTTCTTACTAAACCTTCAGGCATTAGTAGAGCCATTGCAAAAGCATTTGCCTCTTTTTCCTCTATTTGTAATGACATTTAATACTCTCCTCGATATGACGTATAAGTGTCGTTATACGCAATAACTTAACTATACGACTTTCATTACTATAATTTTATCTCCGTGCTTACAAATTCTCGGATGCGTCCCTTCTCCCGTTGAGTTAGGATAACCGTTACTCCACTCGGTTTTTTTGCAAACTGGACAAACATACTTTGTCATAACATTCATCCTTTCTATTGCATATAAGGTGTCTACTACTCATTAAATCCACTAAGTATCCAAACATTCCGCTTCCCTTTTCCAATTTGTTGGTACACTTGATCAACTGACTCTAAATAAACGTCCACGTGATAACCATTAACTTTCCCACCCGTATCTTCAGCTCTACACAATCCATATCCATCTACATAAAGGATAGTTCCTAGTGGGATATAATTAGGATCTACTGCACAAGTACCTGGTTCATTATCACTGGGCATTCTTACTTTCGTTCCAGTAGCGGTAATACCATAACTAGGATCACCGGGGTACTTACCTGTTGATTCCGGTCCAGCTGTATAGCCAGTCACTAACATTTTTGTCGGTTCATTATTGGTTACTGTATGAGTTAATCGCTTCACTTTTGGAATAAACACATATTCAGTAATGTATTCTTTCGTTTCTATAATTCTTATTTCTTCTTGTACTGCCGCTTCTTTAATCTGAGCTAGTGATAAAAGGACTACTATGATGACTGCAGCTAGTAATGATAATCTAATCTTCACTTAGTCACCTTCTCATTTTTAAAAAGGGCCCGCCAAAACGAGCCCTATTAATCTGTTAAGCTATGATTGTGATTCGACCAGCACCAATTTCTGTTTGCAATGAATCTGTTAAGTAATTTCTAATGTTTTCTATAGCTTTATGTTTCCAAGCCCCACCATCCGCTTCAAACAGAGCGCATTTAGGACCCGATTGCATGCGGAATATAAAATTACTTTCTGGCTGAACTACTTCTACAAATGTTCTGTACGGAGCTAACGCAACAGGGTTAGGTACTTCTACATTCCCCACTGCAGCAACCCCTACCTTAGCAACTACTGCTTGAGAAACCCCGTCATCACTCACTGTTTTTACCTGGTCTTCCGTAATATTTCCCACCACTTTCAACATGACATCACGATCATCATTTTTCACAAAACAAGATTGAAGTTTAATGTTGAAATTCTCAGTGTCGTACCAGTTATCAAAGCGAAAACTTGGTAACATAGCCTGTGCTGTTATCCATTTATTACGGTTGTAATCTTGATTAACACTTGAATAAGCTGTTACTTCAGTAGGACTCTTGATATGAATCATAATGGGGTCATCCCCATCAAAATGAGAATCAAGATAATCTACCAAACCCGACAAACTATGAACCTCTAATACATCAGGAGTTGGTGCCTCTATAAGATGTAATTTATCCGTTGCATAGGTTTGCAAATTAACGTCCACCACGTCTTTATTTCCAAGACCAACAATGTACTGAATTGCTTCTTTAATCATTCTTTTCTCCTCCTGCTTTTTGGTTTCTAAAACTCAATACTTTTTCTCCTACATCATTAGAAACATCACCATCATGGTCCATAAACAATTGACCCTTTGCGCCTGAACGTAATTCTTGACCAAAAATGTTACCTTGTTTATCAGCACCCATAATTAATTTGGTTTCTACATCCTTAGCTGGTACCAATTTAGACTTAGCTTGAATATTGGACTGTAAGACATCCCGCTTCTCGTCCCCATGAATCTTAATCGTTATAGTTAAGGTACGATTCTTTTTAGGATCTGTATTTGGATCCGCAATGTTTTCGAAAATTCTTTGCAGCTCCTCATTTACTCGCCAGGCTAAAGCGCCATCTGCAAATTCATTTAAGTCAATCATGTACTCCATAAATTCACTCTCCCATTTGATGATTAATTAATTATTATTTTTTAAACCACGCTGAAACCTTGTCTTGGTTTAGAATTTGAACAACAATTTTGTTGTTATCGATTGCTTTCCAGTTTCGTAGACTTAACTTTTTACCAAGAGCACGAGCCATATTTGTTAATTCTTTCAATCCTTTTTTATCCTGTACATTTCGGCGAGCTACTATTTTTCCGTCACGTAGAAGGAAAACTGAGTCTCTTACCTTTTTGAAAACAATATTTTTATAAATCATTTAGGCAACTCCCTCTTTAATTAATTTATCTACTACTGATAAGTAATCTAATGGCACTCCATTTTGTGTTGTAACTAAGTGTGCATATATTTCTAAATCTTGAAGCGGGATAGATTTTCTTGCTCCTTTGTTTGCTGCCTTTAAATATTTTTGGAGCATGTTATTAGGTATCAGGAACACATCATTCACTATCCTCATTTCAATTAGAACGAAGCTAACCGCTCCATGTTTTTCTGCTTGCTGCAGATATTCCACTTGGCTATCAGTAATCATGTCTAAAGGAAACCTTTTTAATTTCGTTGTTTTTGCTTCAAACACTACTGGCTTGCCTAAGTAAATTCCGTCATAGTCCACTGTGCTTTTCTCAGAAAAAATACATAGGTGCTGATTTCCTCTTGTTTTCCCAATAATCTTCATAGGAGTAGGACGTTTATTAATAATGGCCTTCCCTTTGTGGTTATAAAGATTGTTGGTATAATTCACCGTATTTTCAAACGACATCCCTCTTCTTCCGTGGTTCATACAAATAATCCCCAAATGGCAAAAAGGATGGTTAGCATTAAAGTTAAAACGTAACCTAGGCAAATTTTTCTATGGATTTTCTCACGTTTTTCATACTGATCAACTAACTCAGTTAATCTAGAATTTTCTATTTTCAGGTTCTTCATTTGTAGATCCTTTTGTATAGACATTATTGCTCCTCCTCTTTTATTTGTTCTGCCATTGAAGCGGCAACAGCTGACAATTGAATTAATTCGTTATATAAATTAACTGCATCTGTTGGTTTGGCATCTGAAGGAAAATAGATTCTGTTTATTGCCTGGCAAACTTCACCGTACTCTTCCCCTAAAATTCCTAACCATTTGCCCCAGTCGTGACGTTGAATACCCCATTTTTGATTTTGTCTAATACGTTCTCTGTGAATGTCGTTAAGGATCTTCGTTAAGTGATTAATACTATTCGCTTGATAAACTGGTATTTGTTCTGTCATTTCTCCCGTGTTCTGCATTGGTAATTCTTTAGGGATACCAAATAATAAAGCATTAACAGTGATGCCACCAAGTTCAGAAATGATTTTTAATCTTTTATTACTTGGTAATGCTAAACCTCGTTCCCATCTCGATACATTGCTCTTTCCTGCGCCATCAGCTATTTTTCCGAACTCTTCCAAAGTTAGGCCTTTTTCTTTCCTAATCATTTTTATTCTGGTAGCAACACATCTTTTGTCATACTCCATTAGTAACCCCCCTAAAACCACTTATTAGCATCTGTACCTACATCTATTTCCATTGCTCTAAGAATGGCTAACTTCCGCTTCAACTCCTCATACGATTTACCATCCGTGTCGAAGTATTTTAACTTGTGCAGCTGTTCAACGATGTGATTTCTTTTATGCGTTTCCAACACATCTGCAGCTTTCACTGTCACCCCTCCTATTGGGCTTCAGCCATTATGGCAAATCCCATTAATCCACCAAATCTAGGCTTAATTTTCCCCTTATGGGCTTGGTCTAAGATAATCAAACCAATTTCGATTTCAGGTCTTTTGAGCTTTTTTGCTATGTCTTGAATCGAAAATCCTTCGTTCCATAGATTTCTAAATTTTTGTAGTTCTTTCGGCTTCCAGTCTAGGTTGGAATTTTCATGTGCTATGTAAACCGACATGAGGACTTTCCTCCTCTTTTTCCCTAGCAAACTTTACATTTTCATAAACCTGTTCCAATTCTGTTAGATTCAAAGAATCAACTGGTGTCCCATCACTAGTTTCAAAGTAGTTTAATCGTTGGAGTTGTTGGATAAAATAATGTCTTTGTTGCTCTACAGCTTTTCCTAATAACATTCGTTTTCCCTCCCACTACTTGTTTATTTGACCTGCAGGTAGTTAACTGTTTCTCTAAGTCCAAAAGATTGATTGATATGCTCGATTAACTCTTCGTGAGTAAAAGGATTTTTACCAGTCGTATAGGCTTCGTACATCACTTTTCCCATTACATAAATCATTTAAGTTCCCCCTTTAGACAGCTGGACTGCTTCTGTTTTTTAGTAAATCAATTGCAGAAATCTCTTTATCTACAACTCTTTGAATATCAGCTGATGTAATCCCATATTTGTGTTCTAAACTTGGCACCGTACTCATTGGATCTTTGTTAAAAGAAATAGCTAATTCGATAGCCTGTGCATCGTTTTCTAGTAAGGTTTTCTTTTTGGGTTGTTTTTTTGTTTCGTCTGCATCCTGCTTCTTAAACCAATCAGGTAATACCTCTGGTCGTTTAGATCCGTAACCACGACTAGATTTATTTTTAGTTTTAAATTTTGTTTCAAATCTACGAGCATCGTCTAAACTCTTTACACCCGCTTCTTTCCAGTTCTTTAAAATGCCCTCGATCATACTAATTCCTTTTGCTTCTTTTTTAGCTGCAATTTGCATAGCGCCCAATAATAATTCGTCTCCCCATTCCTCATACCATTGAATTAGGAGCTCCAAATTAAAAGGGGATTCGCTGATTCCTTTTTGTAAATTGTCCCGGTAAAAATTCATGAGTTCAGCAAATTTTTCATCGCCGCTACTACTACTAATTAACTTCTTATCATTCTTATCATTCTTTACATTCTTGTTAGTTGTTAGTTGCTTGTTAGTTGCTTGTTGACTGCTTGTTAGTTGCTTGTTAGTTTGCTTGTTAGGTTCTTCTTCCTGCTCTTGATAAATGCACCAATTAACAATGGTTATAAGTCTGTTTTTGTTTGTTGATTTGTTTGTTAGAAAATCATATTTTTCAAATCGCTTTATTGCTGTTCTTACGTTCTGTACGGAAATCCCTCTACCGCTCTTTTGGGCAATTTTTTCTAAGCTGGTAACAAATTGACCAGGCTCCGCTTTAAACCTTTCCCCCTTCCATTCCCACTCTTTTTCTTTGTGGTTTGCCATCATGAGAAGGGTGATCAATATTGTTTTTTGTTCAGGGGTAGACTCCAGCCAAATCGCCTTTTCCATGAGCTCTCTATGTAGTTTCACCCATCCATGCACTGATAGCTCCCCTCCAATCTTTTTTTCTATTTATCCGACCTATTTTTAATCATTTAATGGAATATACTAACTGACACTGCATATACTCTTAGTACAAGTTGTTTTAGCTAACCCGCTCCATCGCCTAAAACAGGAGCGGGACCTTCTATGAGTAATTAATTGGCTTCCACATAAGAAATAACTTGTTCTAATACATTTTTAGTAGCTCTACCATTCACAACTGGTAATAATGATTTAAGTGCATTTAAAGTTTGTTCTTTTTCGTGATTGCTTTTATATTTGCGAACAACTATGCCCTCATCACTAGCTAACATTTCCAGAGGTGTTCCACTTTCCCATCCATGAGCCCTTCTAACTTCGATAGGTATTACAACTCGTCCTAAGTCATCCATACGTCTTACAATTCCAATAGCGTTTGGCATATATTAACCCTCTCCTTTGTGGTTTCACCAATATTTATTTAGATTTTTGTAATAATCAAATAAGCCTTGTTTCTTCAATCTACAAACAGTGGAAGCTAGACTTGATTCAGTTCTATCTAGCGCAAATGCCATTGTACGCATATCATCTACTTCCCAGTACTTACACAAATACTCTTTCTCGGATAATGTAAGTACTTGTTGGTGCTTCGTATGAAAGTCAGGATGAAATGCCATTCTGCCGCATTTATCATACTTATACTGTTCCTCTACAGCTTGCATATCCTTCCCTCCTTGGTAGAAGCGGATATTTCATGGTAAAATAGAATTGAAATATTTTTTCTTTAGTTGCTCACTCTTAGTGAGCTTTTTTTATGTCTTTCTGTAAAACAATTTCTTCGATTAGCTTGTAACCATCTTGATCCACAATCGTGAAATATTTAAATTCTTCATGTTCAAAGCTAATCTGAGCGAAATAAGGATCTTCTCGAATAATGTGGACCGTTAAAGTTGGGTTAAAGTTAAATAAGATGTTCACAAACAAGCGAGGTTTTAGCATGATTTCGTTTCTCCACATTACTGAAATACCATATTCATTAGCTAATTGTGCTGCTAAAGCATGCTTTTTTAATTCAGTTAAATTCATAGATACTTCCTCCTCTCATATGTATTAGTAATGGTGCTCGGCTGCACCGGCACACCTAGGAATAGATGGATGAGAGGGACATTCACTTAAACAGGGGTAGTGTTAGAAAGCGAACATATTCCTAGGTATGACGGCAAAGCCAAGATTGACTTGCCACTATTGATATAAGGTGATACCATTTAATTGTCTAGTTATTATGAAACAGTAAGTTCCCGTCATGAACTTGCTGTTTTTTTATGAGCTTCGAGCAATAGCAATGTATAGAAAAACCAAGACCAGGATTCCGAAAAAGTACATCCACCTATCTATTGTTTTTCCACTCATTTTCGAACATCCAATTTCACTGGAAATGTATTTAAATCCTGTTTATAGGAATCTTTAATTCTTTGAATCTTATTTCTATCAACAACTTCTTTCTTCTGCCTTAACCTTTCAAGCTCTCCTGCCACTTCAAACAGACTATCTGTTGCCTTTTTCACTTCATCAAACTGACTATGTTCAAATGCAATTTTGATTCTTGCTAAGATATATATCCCTGTAGCTCTTAACTTTTCAGCCTTCTCTTGATCAACAAGCAAGAATTCATTGTTCATAAACGTATCCCCCGCTTCTGGATTGATTAAGAAGCTTGTCCGCTACTCTTATTCCATCTTCTAATTGACCAACTAATGACAAATATTGCGGTCTAGTTAGGCTCTTTAAACAATGCTTTTCTGCGTAATTATTTCTTTTAGCAGTAATATTTGTTCTAAAAGCAGTATTAAAAGCTTGGTCAAATTGCTTCCAGGCAGTACCTATATTTACTCCGTTATCCCAGGCATAACGTTTGATTATTTTGTTTAAACGTTGTTGAAGGTCCCCAATTGTATCTATGCGATCAAAGTTATCCATTCGTTGCTTTAATGATTTATTTTCCTGTGCCAATTGCTGATTATGTAGTGCGATTTGATTAATGCGACTTTCTTGCTCAATCATCTGGTTAATGGTCCCTTGCAAAACTTCAAGTTGAGTCTTAGGTTGTTGCTGCCTAAATTGTTTTTCTACTTGAATGAAATATTTCCTAATTACACGCCCCGCTTCATTGTTTTGAACCATAGCAATCTCTTTAGCAGTATCTAAGGTAAGTAAATAGTCATGTCGGGTAACATTTTGACGTTCCCCAATTTTGGTGAGCGTTAATTTATAATCCTCGTTTTCTGTAAACCCATACTTTTCAATACGATCTTTAATCCAACTAGAAAAATCCTTACCAACAAATAGTTGTTCATGCAGCTCACGAGCATCTACAAACTTCAATCCTGAATTGTTTTCATAGACTGGTAGAATGTCATTAGCAATTGTTTTTAAATTCATTAATTCACGTCCCCCTTCAATAGTTAGAGCTTATATTCTTCAATAGATCCGCCCTTCAGGTAATAAACAGTAATTCCATATTCATGAATATCATGCGTATTATTTCCGTTTCTGTTTTCAGAAGGTGCATATTTCTTATTGCCCTTTCTGTAGTAGAAGTGTTTAAAGCCCAAATCAGTATCTATACAAATTTGTAAAAACTTTTCCCAATTCCAATTATCTTTATGGATTACCATTGAACTTATTTTTTGGAAATGATGAGACGAAAGAATAAATAAAGTAGCTTGATCAAGGAATTTTTTATTTCCTTTGAAAAACTCCCTTATTTCGCTTATAGCTTCTCCCTTAGACATAACCTCCACTTCATCAAACTCTTTTTTCTTATCCAATTAATTCACTCCTTTATTGAAATATCTCCCTAAAATGTTTATCTAGAAATTCAGCCATCTTATTAGCTTGAAAACTCCAAGTTTGACCTTTGGATCTAGGGTAAAAAACAAAGCCACCTATATCTGAATCTAAAATTTTTCGGAAGCGGGTTGGGTATAAGATGTTATCTTTAATCCATCGATCACTTTTGTTAATCCGCTTCTCTAAGTCCTTCATGTTCCAGTAGACACCTGTTAATTCTTTTTGTTTTAGTTCCTCAAACTCCACTTTAGAAATTAATATTTGGTCTTCAGGAATTTGTATTGAAAGATTTACTTTCAGTTGTTGCATTTCCCTCACCCTTTATTTCATGTGACATGAAGTTAGTTGGTAAAAAAATTTCCTCAATAGGTTTACCAATCTTGTTGCTAATGAGGAACATTTCATCCATTTTAAATTGTGTTGCACCATTCTCTTTGTTGATGTAACTACGCAATGTTATACCAATCAATCGAGCCATTTCTTCCTGTGAAATATTATAAAATCTACGCCAAGCTGCTAATTTAGATTGCCCTGTCATAAAGGTTAATCACTCCTCTTCCGTTTCATTAACTTCATGTTACATGAAATAAAGAAGCGGTGTCAATCATAATTTCATAATTTATGAAAAATATTTATGTTATTTCATGAAATGTGCTATAATTGTACTGGCTTAGGGATTAATAGGAAAGGGGCGTAGTAATGAATAAGAAAGAGCTTTATCAATTTGTTGGCAATCGAATAAGAGAAGAAAGAAAGAAGCGGAAACTAACCCAGAAACAACTAGGTGAAAAAATAGGAGTTAAACATAATACTATTTCATCTTGGGAAAGTGGTGTAAACGCTCCTGAACAAAACGCAATTTTCCAAATAGCAGAAGCATTGAATATAAAAGTGGATGATCTGTTTCCAAACAAGAAAACAGAAGAAAATTATCTCGACCGAATAAATGCTTTAACTGATTCTGATCTAGACGTTAAAGACATGTATTTCCTTCAACAACTCATAGAAAAGACCCTTTCTCTAGACGAAGAAGAAAGGGAAAAGTTTATTGAGAGCATAAAGTTTACTGTTGAATTTTACGAAAAACAAAGGAACAATTAGTTCTAAACATTTGTTTTAATTGTTTTTCCTTCACCTTTTAATATTTTTACTAATCTTACAAATAACAATAAGTTTTCATCTGTCAAAACATCGCCGCCTTTTCGTTTTTCTCTTTATCCTCGATTGTTAACAGATTTTATATATGTAAGACTGCTACTTTATTTATAGAGAGGGTGTCTGTTTGGCTTATATAGTCGGTAGATGCCTGCTTCGAGAACTACTCAGGAATAAAGATATGACTCAAGTTGATTTAGCAGCTCGTTTAGGTGTTACTTTCCAACAAGTAAACAAATATGCGAACAATAGGCAATTAATGTCTATCAAAGTAGCAAAAAATATTGCTGCTATTCTCAACTGTCATATTGACGACTTATATGAATGGATTGAAGCGGGTGAGAAACAAGTGGACTAAATGTCTACTTGCCGACACAATACAGCCGAACAGCTTTATCTGATTATGATTATACGTTATGTAAGCGTATTTTTCGACGTATTTTTACAAATTTTCGTAAAACATTGTATATTTCTAGAAATTATAATACCATAAACAGAACAAATGTTCTATACTTTATTATAAAAAATGGAGTGATTATGATGGCAAGTTTTCAAAAACGCGGGAAAACATGGCAATATACAATAAGCGCGAAACCTAAACCCATTAGAAAAAGTGGTTTTAGCACAAAAAAAGAAGCACAAATTGCCGCTTCTGAAGTTGAAGCGGAATTAAGAAAAGGTGTGGCGCCAAATTTAAAACCTGTGCCTTTCGATGAATACTTTGAGTCCTGGTTAAAAGTTTATAAACCTAACATTGCTAAGAACACTATGGAAAGATATTTAAATACGTTGGAAACTATAAGGATTCACTTTGGAGGAACAGCTTTACAGAATATTAACAAACGGAAATATCAGTCTTTTTTAAATGATTATGGGAAGGATCATGCTAAGGCGACTTCTAGAAAGTTAAATAGTCATATTAGGTCCTGTGTAAGGGAAGCAATTGATGAAGGTATTATAAGAGTAGATTTCACCAGGGGAGTAACTTTAACTGGTAAAGATGGCAAACGTGCTGAAGAAAAGCACTTAAATTATGCGGAAAGCAAGCTACTTCTCAATGAATTATACAAACGTCTGGATAAGTCCTTAACCCATTATTTATTATTACTAGGACTAACTTCCGGAATGCGTTTTGCGGAAATGGTGGGGTTAACAAGAAAAGATTTTGATTTTCAGGAAAGAACAATTAATATAACAAAAACATGGGGATACACAAAGAAAATGCATGAAGGATTTGGCCCGACCAAGAACGAGCGATCTATACGTAAAATAAGAATGGATTCAATAGTAATGAACGCCTTCAAAAAACTTTTTGAATCCACTCCCGATAACATTTTACGCTTAGTTTTTTTCAGCCCTGAATCTAAGTATAAAGTTATTAGTAATGGAAATGCAAATAAAGTATTAGAACGGATTTTAAAGGAATTAAAAATAGAGCCTATTACAGTCCATGGTTTAAGACATACTCATGCAAGTGTCTCCTTATATGAACAAGTGTCAATTTACTATGTGGCAGAAAGGCTAGGTCACGCAGATACAGAAACAACTAATAAACATTATGCACACATAATTAAAGAGCTTAGAGAAAGAGACGAAGAGAAGACCGTTTCGATATTCCAAAACATGATTGTGTAA